GTACAATCAGACAGCGTATACCCGGATAGCGCTGACACAGCAATATGGCTTTTGCACGCACCGCCCAGCTTTTCCCGCCGCCTCGTGCGCCGCCGAAGCCGATGTGCTTTGCCTTTGCCGCCAAAAACTCCGCCTGCCGGGGAGACGGCGCCGGTATTGTGATCACTCGCTCCATGCGTCGGCACCGCCCTCAATCTTGATAACAACACCCGCACCGTCACTTTCAAACGCTTTTTCCAAATTTTTAATCCTTGCCTCCTGCTCTCGGAGATCGAGATCGGTTACGATGCCCTGTACGGACTTAATATCCTTGAGCGAGTTAGTCAGCTGCCGCAGATTGCGCTTAAGGTACTCATCATCTGCCGCATATATCTCAATCCGCTCTATAAGAGCGTCGCACAGCTCGTTAAGCCTCTCCCGTCTCTCACGCATGGCAGCCTCCACCTCGGCAGAGGACACAGCGGCATTGCGCTTTGCGAGATCGCTTGCCCCGGCGTTAATCATAGCTCGGCGCAAAGGGAGATACTTAACTCCGTATTTGACCGCAAGATCGGTCATATGCTGCGAGCCGTTGACATACTCGTCTATGCATTTTTTAAGCACATCGTCGGGGATTACTTCACGTTTCGGCATTTTTTATCCCTCCTGTTAGATTTTTACTGTGATTTATGGCATCAAGCCACATTGATATTGTATCTAATGCCCAAAATAAGTGATAACTACGTTTTGCAAGCCCAAAATATCAAAATGCACAAATTAAGCGCCTTACATTTGTGCAAGATTTTATGAAAAACTTTTTCAAAGCCTATTGACTATCCACTCATTGAGTGGTACAATAAAGACAACAAAAGGGCAGAGCCCGAAAAACAGAAAGGAAAAACACAATGAAACTTTGGTATGCAGCACTGACAGACAGAGAGGATATCGACTGGGGCACCGGCTCATTTGATTTTGATGAGGCGGTAGAGATGGCTAAGGAGCTTGGCGATAACAGCATCATAGCTGCAATTGACGCCGGATACGACGAGGACGGCAACGAGACATGTGACTCAATATGCGTCGCAGAGTATGTCAACGGGATTGATTTTTAAGGAGGACGATGACAGAAAATGAAACTATCTGAAGTAAAGCGCCTGCTACAGGACGCGCAGGAGTGCAAAGACCTTGAGTATTACATAGCAGAGTGCGGCGGCTCTTTGCCGGACGATAGCTATTACGAGGATGCTGATAAGGCGATAGAGACTCTTACGCTGCTGTACTCCTGCAAGGACGGCATAGATGTAAAGACCCTGCTTAAAGTACACGGCGGCAGCATGGCAGAGTTTGCCCGGGATTACGGTATACCGCTCCGCACCGTGGAAAATTGGGCAACAGCGTCGAAAGAACACCGCGAGCCGCCGCAGTACCTTATGCGTCTGATCCTTGCGGACTTGCTGGATTAATACAAAAAAGACCGGGGATTTCTCCTCGGTCTTTTCTGTTACTCCTTTAACTCAATAAACTTTGCCTTTGCCCAGCTGCTGTCATTCCATTCGTCAAGGCTCGTTACCCTTGTTGTGCAAGGGGCTTCATTTCCGTTGTCTATCTTAACGCGCCCATTTTTGAATTCGTAGATTTTGCCGACCGTGTATGAGTAATGTTCTTTTTTCTTTTCCACGCATACCACTTTACCATTGTAAAACTTAGGTTCTTCGACAAGTTCCACATCTTCGTTGTTTATCCACTGGCGTATACCACTCTTTGCTGTCCCGTAAAAGTAACCCGAGTTCACAGTTATTGGCGTGATAATTTCGCCAAATTTGAAGCAATGACGCGGCAATGGACTGCAACCAATTACTCTGTATTTTTTGCCTATAATGATTTTCGCGGGGGTGTTCTTTGTCAGCCGTTCAAACGCAAGCTTCGCGCCGACCGAAAAGTCAAATGTATCATCGGGCGAACACTCAGCTTTTGCGGATTTTTTGACTTCCCCGTCCTCGTAAAGCCTTGCAAGCGTCTCTTTGCCGTTTGTGGTAATAAGGATTCTGGCGTCGCAAAACGGCTCAAGCAGCTCCTCTATAAGCTGCAGCTCTGTTTTCTCGCCGAAACGGTTGTGCCCACTAATACTGTAGTAACGCATGGTTTCGTCGCACTCTGTCACGGTAAAAACAAGACCGCAAGCGTCTGCTACAGCTTTAGCAATAATATATACTGCGCCGGAGCTGTGGTCTTTGTCAATGCCGCATACCTTCAGCACGTCTTTCCACTCTTTAACTCTTACTTTGTCTCCAACCTTAAATTTCATAAATCTTTCCTTTCGTATTTTCCCAAGACCGCCTCATAAAGCCCGCACTCCCGATAGCCCTTGATCCTGTTGCAGTACCGGCAGCGGTGAGCCACGGCGTGTCTCTCGGTTGCAAAAATATTTTTGATTGTCGTGCGCCGTATAACGCCCTCACAATATATGGTCGTCGGCGTTTCGCGGATGTAAAACGGACACTTTGCGCTCTGAGACTCAGTTGCCATAACGCTCAAGCCTCCTTAATGATCACATCGACACCGTCAGCATCGGCATCCACGATCCTGTGGTATACCTGCGTAACATACCGCCGCGAGTCATCTCTTATGACCCCGCAGCTTTTAAGCGCATCCAGCACAAACTTAGCGCTGCTCTGTATGTTGTCCGCATCCCGCCGCCTCGTGCGCTCTCTCCATACAAGACATACCTCGCACGGAGCTGTCACCCGGCGGCATTTGCCCTCTGCAATAGCCTTGTTTATGTAGGCACATATAGCCTGCTCAACGTCCGCCTTAAATTTGCGGCCGGTCGACCAGTGGCTGCGGCAAGCATATGTGTACTCATTCAAGCTCGGCAGCTGTATCGGTATCTCTATATGATTCATCATCGCCAAACTCCTTCAGGATGTCTGCGGCGTAGCGTATGCCCGCCGCAAACTCTTCCTCGTCAGTATAACCGTCCGCTTCGCGGTATAGATAATCTATCGCTTCAGCGTATTTTGTATTTCCGTCCATTTCCTGTGTAACCATGCGCGGTATCTTTCGCAGTGCTTTATGTGTGCGCAGTTTTCCCGGCTCCCGGGACTGCATTGCATGCATGGATACCCCTTTCCCATAGCTTTACTTTGCTCTATGATATCACGCTTTTCCTCGACGGTCGACTTATTGCCGGCATTTTTGTCCATTATCTCACCGTCCTTTAAAATTGAGCTTAACAATTTTGTATTTGCGGTCACAAGTGTTGCTGCACCCGCGTGAGAGATATGTATAGACACTCCCGATATTGATCCCGAGATAATCCGCAACCTCATCGCCCCTGCCCACCATAACCGGCAGCTCATACTTGTCGTTGGTAACAACGGCATAGTATTGTTTTATCCTGTTGCGCTCACTCATTTTTTACCTCGCAGTCTCTCATACGCGCCACCGTTATGCTGTTTGCACCGTTCCGGGGCACAAGCTCAAGAGAGTTGCGCCATCCGCCTTCATGCCTGTCATACCATGTATTGATGTGAGCTACGGCATACTCGCCCCCGCGGAATATAACCGTCTGTCCGCTTTTGCAGGCTTCCTTAGCTTCGTCCGTTGTCATTTTCCCGCCTCACGTTTCCGCCGCCTTTCAAGCTCTGACTCGGCGGCTTCGTAGCTCATAAACACATATGGATCCTCGTCCTTCTGCGGCCATATGACGGTCTCATTGTCATGAAACGCCAGGTCATACATCGCATAGTCCATCGTATATGTTATCCGCACCTCGTCGTTGTCTCTGCACCAGCGGTTGACGATTATACCCTCGACCAACCCGAGAGCGATCTCATCTCCGCGGGACGTGCGCACTATAACATATATCGCGTCCCCAACCCTGCAGGGCGGCCATATGCACAGTGCCTTGTCCTTGTAGTTCTCGCAGTGCTTGCGGATGTCGTCCTTAAATCGCGCATCATCGGCAAGAGTGCAAACATCATGGTGGATGCAGTCCCTGCAGGTCTTGTCTTTTGTTTTGAGCTTGTCGGCCTCTGACTGCTCTTTGGCTGTGTAGACTATATAGTCCTGATATGCTTCATGATCCGCCTTTGCCTGCTCAACCAGCTTTTTGGCAGCGTCGGAAGCCGCCGTCGTTTCGGCTTCTTCGCGGTCAAGAAATACGTTCTTTCCGATTGCCCCTTTTGTAAAGGAGTCCCGCGGGTTGTTGTCTGTTTCAAAAGCAACGCGTGTAATTGTACGATCGCGTACATATGCGCCGCTGTAGTCGCAGTTTACAACATACACCGTATCTCCGGGCGCACACGGCGCTGTGTACCTCGGTTCCGCCTTGATAATCTTTTTATCCGTCATTTTCGCTCCCTCTCCATACGTATGATTTCTGCAACTCCCTCCGCCAGTACCGCGGCATACTTCATAGGATCCGCCTCAAAGTCTTTATTATCAATATTCAGCACCTTGCCGTACATTACACCGTTGTCGGCGGTTCCCTTAATTCCTCCCACGCGATCCGGATGGGTTACAATTTCAATTTGTACTATCATGTCTCCGCCTCCTTCATAAAAAACACTTTTTTCAATGCGCTTTGCTGTTTTTCATCCACTTCCAGCTGTTTTCTCACCGCAGCCTCGGCTCTCTCTTGCGTGTAAAAAACGCCGGCATATAGGATATCGGAGGCGCAGCTCCCGATTTTCTCCATCTCCTTAGTTGTACACAGATAACACGGCATATGGGAGCTGTCGCATATCCCTATTTCACCTTCAAGTATTTCAAACGCCTCCACGGTTCGGGGCTTGATCTCCCCGGCATAATCGACGCAGTACACCGTATCTCCCACCTTGCACGGCAGCTCTATGTAACGGGACTTGTCCGCAAAGCCGTTGCAAACAGCGTCCGTATTCTGCAAAAGCAGCACGCAAATTTCATGATGTATGCAGTCTCTACACGTTTTCTCCATACTACTCAACACGCTCCACATCATAGAGGGATAGCAAAATATGTTTAAAGTCCTCCTGTTCAAACACCGCGATATGACCGCAAATCAGTGGGCTGTCTGTTGTTACTGTTACAATTTTCCCGATCTCAATATTGTGATTGGTAAAAAGGTTATTCACTATCTTATATTTTGCGCCTCTAACGAATTCTGCTTTTTCGCATGTCAGTTTGTCAAACGCACGCCGTGCCTGATCTATAAAATCAAACTCTTCGTCAGGCGAAACGGATACCTGCTCCATCCTGACAACCACGTCTCCGCCGCAAAGTTTTGCAATTGTCTCCTCGCCATCGGTGGTAATAACAATTTTGTTTTCGACCGACTCAAGCAGCTTTTCCGATACCGTCCGCGTCTCCTCACCGTCGCATTTTTTTACAGTGTACCTGCGCAAGAGCGGATTTCTTTTTATAACGGCAAACACAGCACCGTCATCCTCATACATTATGCCAGCAGTGCGAGCAAATACGTTGGCCGGGTCGTTATCATCGATCCCGAATATTTTCAGCGGGTTATCATACTCTTTGATTTTAACTTTGTCTCCCACCTTAAATTTCATTTTTGTTATCCTCCTTATCCGTCCAGTCTAACGCCTGCCCGCACTCTACGCAAAACTTCGGTGTATCCCACGACAGGGCGTCTACATAGCCGCAGTACTGCCCGCACCCCGGGCAGTTATATTCAATACTGTTTTCCACTTGCAGCGGCTTTATCGGTATCTGTTTTTCAAGCGCTGCCGCCGCTGCTTCTATTCCTTTTAGCAATGCCTCAGCTTTGGTCATTTCTACACCCCCATATCGCGGAGGAAAGCTCCGACATCATCATTCGCAATAAACTTCTTCCGCAACCAAATATTAAAAAAACCATAACATTCGTCACACAAATCCGTGTGCACTCCATAACAAACGATCTCATACGATTGTCTACGACGATTTGTATAACCCGTCTTCCCGCATCTGTCGCATTTCAAAACTGTCATGCTTCTGTTACCTCTATTCTCTCGATATCGCATCTCCTGTATTTTCTCGTATCAAAAATGGTCGTGTAAAGATATTCCTCGTCAAGTTCAATCTTTTGTACACCGCCAAGCCGATATTCGTTTACGCCCTTAACCTTGATTTTAAGTGTCATCTTCCTCAAAATTCCTTTCTAAAAATTCTTATGCAAAACTGATATCTCAGCCATATAAAAGCTATAGAAAACTTACAGGTATACGTCCCCCAAGTAATACCAACCGAGGGAATGATTGCAAACTGCTTGCCTTTATTAAAACTCATCCGCCCTGCTTTCATATTTTCTCTCCCTCTCAAATATATCCGTGATTTTTCTTTTTTGCCTCGATATTGCCGAGTACATCCCGCAAATCAAATGCTTCGATGTGACATTCCCAATGGTCACAAGCAAACTCACGGAATATGCAGTTTTGACAGCCTCTCTGCTCTTTGCAATATTCGACAACGACCTTTGCGCTTTCCAAAGCCTTTTTATTGCTTATCATTTTCCTCCCTCACTTTCCCGAAAAATAAATTATCCAGCGTATGAAACATCAGCGCAGTCAAGCGCTGATATTCCTCAAGGCTCAGCTTCTCCCTGAGATGTTCGTTGATAAGCGCTATATCCCTTTCCTCTGTCATAGCTTGTTTCTCCTTCCGTTCTTTCGAGCCTTGCGCTCCTCGTCGTATCGTTTTTCCGCCCTGACCATACAGTTGTATGTGCAGTATAATCCCTTGTAGCTCCTGTAGATGTGGTATGGAGCGGGGACAAACTTTTTCCCGCACCCTACGCACTTGCACTCTACCAATGAGCCGCGTATGTTTTTGCTTTTGCTCATTCTTCCTTCCTCCTTGATGCCGCCAAAGCCGCCGCGAAGAAATCGTCCGTGTCAAATGATCCTTGAGGCGTTTCTTTTGCTTTGCCGGCATGCTCCGTCTCGCTCCATTTTTCGCAGAGTGAATACCAGTCATCGACAGGCTTTCCCTCTTTTGTCTTCCATCCGAGCTTTGAATAATAGGCAAAGAAACGCTTCGGATTAACGTTCAGCCCCCTCGAATTGCAATATGCAATTACATCTGTCAGTGCCGGTGCCGCAGGCACAGTGTAAGTATTAGTGTTCTTTACTTTACTTTCCTCTACTTTACTTTGTTTGGAAATGTCGACATTTTCAGAGGAAATGTATACATTTTCTTCTGAAATGTATACATTTTTCGGAATTTGGGCGCAAGGGACAAGGAGGTACGCTTTTTTGATTTTGACAATTTTACGGCGGCTCACTGCCTCGAAGTACCTTTTCTGTATTCCGACGCTCGTCAGAATACCGTACCTGTCATACATTGCCTTATCAAATATACCTCGTCTTATCGAAGCTGCCACTATTTCCGAAACGACGCTCCCACCCAAACCAATTCTCTTGGCGAACAAAAGCGCAACCTCTATGTTCCATTCACAGTAGTAACCAAACTGCCCGTATATCTTCTGAAGCAGCTTAACGACTACCGCAAACCCTGTAAGCCCGAATTCAGCTTCGATCAATTCAAATTTGTCATCCAAACAAACGTCAAGAGGGAAGTATTCTATCCCCTCTTTCATGCCTCACCTCAGAACGGCAATTCTTCATCCGTCGATATAGGCTCAAACTGCGCCGGAGGCTCCGGAGTATCGTTTACGGGCTTGTCCGCCGCTCTCTCGCCTTTGGAGTCCACAAAGTACACATCCCGCGCTACGATCTCCGTTGCCGTGCGCTTCTCACCGTTCTTTGCCTCGTATTTTCGCGTCTGAAGCTCTCCCTTGACACATATGGACGAGCCCTTGCCGAAATACTTGCAGACAAACTCCGCCGTATTCTTCCACGCCACAACGCGGAAAAAGTCCGTGTTGTCCTGACGTGATACCGCCACGTCAAACGATGTGACCACAGTGCCGTTTGTCGTTGTCTTGAGCTCCGGAGCGGCGCAAAGCCTGCCCCCGATAATAACCGTGTTGAAATTGAAATTCGCCATTACTTGTACAACTCCCCTAACTGTTTGATAATTTCCCCACCGTATGCATCCTTGCATATTTCGATAAACTCCTCCGGAGTAAACTTGTCTGACAGATCAATTTCTCTGTCGTTTACAAAGCTCCGACGCCCCATTTCGCACGATCCCGTGAGATAATGATGCCAGACAAAGTAGTCCTCTCCGGGGTATTTGACACCGGGCTTGAATTTTTTACGAAATTCGGATATTGTCTCGTCTTTATCCATACGCTCAAAAAGCTTGTTCTGCAGAGCTTCACGGGCTTTCTTGAGCGTTTCACCGTGGGAGAAACACCCATCGGATTTAACAACATAGCACGTGGTTTTAGTAAAATCGCTGTTTAATATGTAACCTTTAGCAAGATTGCCCTTAATCCGCTTGACAATGGTCTGTATCCCGTCAATGATATATACGGTTTCACCGCAAAAAGATTTGATGCCGTCGCCGGAGCCGGAGCCGTCGCCGAAGCCGTAGCCAGAGCCGTAGCCGGAGCCGTCGCCGTAGCCGTCGCCGGAGCTGGAGCCGTAGCCGTAGCCAGAGCCGTAGCCAGAGCCGTCGCCAGAGCCGTCGCCAGAGCCGTAGCCAGAGCCGTAGCCATAGCCGTAGCCAGAGCCGTCGCCGTAGCCGGAGCCGTCGCTGTTGCCGTCGGTTTCGGCTACAGTCGTCCATTGTTTGATTATTTCTTCCATTCCGGTACTCCTTCAATGCTTTTTTTTGCGTCTTTGCTGCACGGGATGATCTCAATTGCATCCGTAATGATTATGTCCGGTACAGTCAACGTGAACTTGCATTCTCTCGGTTTAGTAGTGCCGCTTACGGCAAGCTGTGATATAGATGCCGCACCCTCCCAATACCATAGACGGCGGCAGTCTTTAAGCGTAACCTCTGTCCCGTTTTTTTCTTCGAGAGTCCCGTAAAATACTCCCGAGCGGTTGCCTCTGACGATAACCTTTTTGCCCATAATTTTTTCCATCTTTCAATTCCCTCCTAAATAATATCTTTTGTAGTAAACTCCGTCGCCGAAACGGTTTATGCCGCGCTCCATCGAACCGCGCACATCAATTCCCGCCGCCTTCAGCTCCGATATGCGGGAAGTAAGACTTCCGACCGAAAGCTCTCTGAACGCTTCCTGCACCGTTATACTGCCGTTGCGCTTCATGTAGTCAAGTACCTGCCTGCATTGCGGTTTCATCTTTACCTCCAATTCCGCCTGAATATGTCAAGCCATTCTTTGTCGCCGAATCCGTAAACCTTCATTGCTTTTTCCTGTGCCTCGCTTTTCAGCCGCCTGTTAAGCGCCTCATCCGCGTGTACCAGCATGTGATGCTTCCGGCACAGATACACGGTCAGACCGTACCTGTCGGAGGCACTGCGGTGAGCGCCCTCGAATACGTGATGACACTCAACCGCCGTGCTGCCGCAGATGAGGCATCTGCGTTTTTTCTGTAAAACACTCTTCACCCCATGCCTCCTTGATGGCTTCTATCTCCGCTTTGGACCATACGGGTATTTCAAGGCTTTTCGCCTCCTGAACAATGCCGTCAAGCAAAATGCCCATTTCCTCGCGGTCGTACTCCGACGATCCCCGGTAAACCTTGTAGTGGTTAAATTCCTTGCCGCGCACGGAGGATGTGCCCATAAGCTCAAAATACTTAAAGTACGGAGTCACATCCACCCCCGCGCGCACACTTACCACATCGCTTTGTCCGTAGTCCTTGAGCGCCTGCAGATATACTTCCTCCTTCGACAGCCTCATGACGTTTGCGATTTCGGTGCACAGCTTCCAGCAGAGCGCATTTGCATTGAGACTGCGAGCCTCCCTGTGCGGTTTAATCACTATGTCAAGGTCTTTGTCCTTGAAATCGTCAAAGTACCGTCGAAAGTCCTCAGAAAGCGAAATTGTAAGCCTTTGAGTCCCCTTTCGGGAGAAAGAGAGCGCATCCTCGCCATAAGAACCGCGTGTTTTCAGTTCCATGTTATCTTCCTCCCGGTATAATCTTCTTTTTGAGACAGTCCGCAAAGTATTCAAGCTCCGGCAGATACTTCGACTCGATCCAGTTTTTGTCGTATTCGACGGGGAAGTGCTCCAGCCTGTTCGGATCAATCGGATTGTAGTAGTTTTCGTAGTCCTCCGGCAAAAGAGCGTATGCGTCAATAACGCACTTTTTCCCCGTCGCAAACATCTCAACCTGACATTGCATCCAGTAAGCCCGGCTGACGGTAAACGGCTTGTCCGCCGAATGCGTCTTGATCTCATGCACCGTGTGCCTGTCCTCTCCGTCGAGATTGACCCGCAGCTTCAATCGGCGTATTTTAATCTGCCTGTCCTTTTTGCGTATACCCATAAAGTCGAGTATGCGGTGCTCGTATGCAGTTCCCGCAGCCATTGCCGCAGTGGTAAAGTTCAAATGGGAAAGTCCCAGCTTCTGAGCCCACCATTTGGCAAAGCTGTCAGTCTGTCGCCCGGCGCACATAATGGTGTAGGTGTCGCTTGCGCCGAACCATCCGCTTCTGTCGTGATTTTTAATCATTTCCTCAGCTCCGCTATGATGGCGTATGCGTTTGTAAGTGCCTTAAGCACTATATCAAACTGCTTGCGGTTAACGTTCATTCCCGTAAGGATGTCGTCTTCGCTCATTCCTCTGCGTATCTTCTCGGTCATAAGCTGTTCAATGTACTCTTTGACTTTGAGAGGATTGTGCTCCGAGAGCTCCTCCTTGCCGACGGTCGGCTCAGTGTCCTTTTCGTTGAGCCAAAGCCCGAAGCCCAGCCCCGTCCTTATTGCAACGCCCTTAACAAAGGCTCTGGCGTGCGCATTGGATATTCTCAGCTGATTCAGCGTGTCCTCGTAGACAATGTTCGCACCGTTCATGAGCGGATATGTCTGTATAAATTCTTTATCGTCAATGTGAATTTTCACCTTGACGAAATAGTTACCACATTTCCGTCCGTCCTTGTTTTCCGTGTGAGCCGATGACCAAACGAGAGAGCCGTTCGTGTCCTCGATAGGGTCAAACCAAACCTCCGCCGCTCCGTTCTCGTGCAGCAGCTCCGCGCATCTCGCCCAGCTCAGATAGGGTATCTGTATCTTGCGTCCCTTGTCGTCCTTTGCCTCCCTCGTGTCGCAAAAAGGCAGCACGTCTATTTTTCTCAGCTCCTCATACGGCTTCAGCATATTCGCTCTCCTCCTCTTCTTCCTCGTCGTAACGCTCGAAGTCGTCACTGCCGCACCAAGGGCAAATTTCCTCGGTATATTCTGCTCTGCAGGGAGCACCCCAAAAATACTCTGTCCATGTAGTTGTCTTTTCGTCGGGAGCTTCGAAAATCTCCCCGCAGCACTCGCATTTGTACATTAGCCCTTCCTCCATATAATTCTTAGAATTGCGATCTCCGCCATAAACCACAGAATACATCCGATGATCACCACCGCGGGAACGAACGAGTCGCCCACAGCACTCAGCGATACTATTATGAGGATGAATGCCACCCCGTTAAGCACCGCCAAAAGCACATTTGCGATACGGCTAAGCACCGCAATTAACATCTCTGCTGTTTTCATTGTGTTCCTCCCTGTAGTGTTGGTAGTCGGCAAGCAGACCCCAGTCCACTATGAGTCTGTGAAGCGCCACAAACGCATCCGCTTCTCTGTTGTCACGCGCGTCCGAGCACGCCTTATACAGCTTTTCCTTGTCCTTGTATGTGTAAAGTCGTTTCATTTGCACATCACCCTCGCAAGCTCGGTCTTAAGTATGTATCTGCCGTCAAAGTATTTGCCGTAGTGTTTGGCGACAGCCTGATAGCTTATACCCAAAGCCCTTGTCACATCTCCCCGTGACAAAAGCAGCTTGTCCGGACATACCCGGTTCAGCTCTTCAAGGCAGAGCCGATAGCCTTCTTTTTCTCTTGCCATAACCTTCTCCTCTTTCTGTTTGTCAGCCCTCATGGGCTTTTGCCGCCTGCTCATGTCCGTATGCGTGATATTTGTCTTTAAGCCCTGCATCCTTGATCAGCTTGTAGTACGCCTCGAACCACTCATGGGAGCGCTTCTTTCTCTCTTCAAGCTCAATTCCGACAGGGTTCTCTCCGCACTCGGCGTTTATCCTCACCATTGCGAGAGCTTTTTTGAACAGCATTTCTTCAAGTTCGGGCATCATTTATCCTTTCTGTTGATCTCCTCAGTATCTTCCGCGCCTCGCGGTCCTCTTCCTGTTTTCGGGACAACATTATCCACCGTCACAACCTGCTTGCGTTGCGCTGACGCTTTTATAATTGCAGCGTCGTTTCCGAGTCTTGCTTCAAGCAAATTCGTCACATGGATCGCGGCTTCGTACGCAAACGCTGTTTTAAAGCCATTCAGCGGCATTATGGCGTCGAGCATCATGTTGGTGTACTCCAACACTATTTCGTCCGGCAAATCCATTGTTTTCTTGTCAAAATTAGAATTCAGCAGCCGCTTTTCAAGCTCGTCGAGTTTCTTCTCAAGCTTCGGGTTTTCTTTCCGTTTATTCATCTCAATGTCTCCCCCTCCGTTGATCTCCTCGAGTATCTTCCGCGCCTCGCGCAGCGCACGCTCTGACTTCTCGCTGTGGTATCTCCCATCCAAAGCCCGCGTGAAGTATGACGCAGAAGTTTTCTCTCCGCTTCTTTCCTCAATTTTGCGGCACAGCTCGTTGAGTGAAAGTTCCGCGTCAATCATGCCGTGGCGAATGTCCTTGTTTGTGCTCATATCAGCACTCCTTTCTTTTTTTCTGCACTTGACAGAATTTGTAATTTGTGCTACTATGATATTGCAACGTATCACAGCAGCCGCGCCGAGCGGCTTTCTCTTACCAACACTCGGCAACTTTTTTCTCATCACCCCTGTATAAAGCGGCGCTCGCCACGCCGCCTTATATGGGAAGAAGGTTGTATGAAACACGGCTTTCGCCGGGGTTTCCTGATCGCATCGGAGTGCCCTGTTGCCCGTTGACACTCCGATGCTCGAAAAGAAAGTAAATTATGAGGTATGGGCAACTGACAATGCACAGAAGCACGATCATGCTCGTTGCTTCTGGCAATAGTATAGCACAAATTTTATCTACTGTCAAGGAGAAATACAAATTATTTGTTCTTTTAGAGGAAGCTACAACGAAAGGACAATTTTTTTGGATACTTTAACCAAGATACTCGGAATAATGAAAGAGCAGCGGGTATCGCAGCAAGAAATCTGTCAATATTTGAAATTGACCAAGCAGACTTTTTCCGAGTGGAAAGCCGGTAGAAGCGAATCATACTTGAAATATCTGCCCCAAATTGCCGAATATCTCGACGTATCTGTGGATTATCTGCTCGGTAAAACGCCCTCACCGGAAAGGGAGGATATCCCCGAGGACGAAAAACGTCTCCGCGATCTGCTTTCGCAGATGTCAGAGGAGCAGCTGAAAACAGCTTATAAAATAATCTCTGCCATCGCAGATGAGAAATAACGGGAGCGATTATATGAAAAAGTTAGATGATGTTGAAATTGCAAGCGCTTACAAGGGAAAGTCGTTCGATGAAGACAGAATTATTACAATCGCTGATGAAAACGGCGACGACGAATATGTTGCATATTGCTGTGAGTATGACGAAGAACAGCTTGAAATGTTCGGCATAACACCTGTTCTCTTTGAAAAGTGGGAAATCAGCGGTTTGGTTTTTGAAGTGCATATCGAAGTGCAAAGCAATACAATTACTGACTGCTTTATTTTCAAATACAGGGAAACATCATGCTATGGCAAGTCGGAAGGACAGGAACTGATACCGACTCAGCAGGAAATCAGAATATTCAGAAGGATAATGGACTTTGTAACCGGAATAAAGTAAAATCATAAGCTTCTATTTATACAAATGTTCGTTCCTATGGGACTATAGAAACAGCCCCGCGGCAAACCGCAGGGCTGTTCGGCCGCTCACCTTGTCTCTTTGTCTTGCTTTTCAGCGAACTTCATAACAATACGCATAAGCTCTATGTACATTTCCCGCTGCGCGGGATCGAGCTTTTGGAAAGTGCGTATAATTCTTCTTATCGTCCTGTCTGTCATGAGCTCTCCTCCTTTCTTCAGAAATTCCGCAGTCCGCCTGCATCGACATTAGCACATTCCCGGAAAAATAGAAACTGACAAGTTTTACCGAAGACCGTCGTTTTTGACGGTCTTCTCGTACAATTAGACGAACGGAGTGATAAAAAATAATCGAAACAAAACTTGAAAAGATGAAAGAAGCCTCCGGTATGACCTGCATCGAAATAGCGCTTGCGGCCGATCTGCCCGAAGCGACGGTGCGAAAGGTGCTCACGGGCAAAACGCCCGACCCGCGCTATGACACCCTCTACCGCATAGTAACCGCCATGGGATATACCATGAACGATCTCGTCGAATTCGACGTCAAAATTGACTGCGAGGAAGACTCGGAGGAATGCATAAAAATGTTGAAAAGGTTTTATGCGGACCGTCTGCGCGAGCTGCACGCCAATTACGCCGGATATCTCCGGTCGCTTAAAAGAGACAAAATGATAATTGCGATAGCTCTCGGAGTTGTGCTTGTCCTTCTGTTTACCGCAATAATAATAGATACCCTCTGCGGAAACATAGGCTGGATAAGACATTAAGGAGGAAACATGAAAAAAAGAAAAGACGGACGGTTTCGCGTATCGGTAACGACAAACGGCAAACGAAAATACTTTTACGGCGACACTCGCGCCGAAGCATACGAAAAGCTGCAGGCATACGAAAAAGACAAATCCCGCCCGAGAACCTTCGCCGAGATCGCCGAGGCATGGCAGGATGAATATTGGGACGGCTTCGCCCCCGGTACAAGGAACTGCTATCGCTCGTCCCTTGCGCGGGCGCTCGATGCGTTCGGGAAAGAATCTGCAGACGATATAGAGCCGATGAAAATACAAGCCCTGCTGGAGACACTGAAAAGGCAGAACTACTCACTAAAGGCTGTCAAAACTCAAAAAACGGTAGTGTCAACCATATATAAATACGGAATGCTCCGCGGCATGTGCCGCACCAATCCGGCAACCGTCACAAAGATCCCCAAAGGGCTGTCAAAGGAATTGCGCCTGCCTCCGGACGACGAAACCATTAAAAAAATAAAAGCGGACAGAGAATGGCTCTATCCGCAGATATTATTATATACAGGCTGCCGACGCGGGGAAGCGCTTGCGCTGACATATGAGGACTTTGATTTCGAAAAGGGAACAGTCAATATAGATAAAGAGATAATATTCGAGTCCAACGAGCCGCGCCTTGTCCACCGCACGAAAACCCACGCAGGCAAACGAACGGTCCCGCTTGTTAAAGCTCTCAGGGAGCAGATACCCGAAAACAAAACAGGTGCTGTGTTTGATGATATAACCCTCAGGCGTTTCAAGACCCTCTGGGATAAATATTGTAAACGCCTTGAAATAGAGGTAACACCGCACCAGCTGAGACATGCGTATGCCACCATGCTGTACGATGCCGGCGTTGACGTTAAGATCGCGCAGAGGCTACTCGGACACTCCAGCCTTAAAATGACAATGGACATATATACGCACATAAGAGAGAGCCGCCTCGACGACGTAGCCGAGCAGCTCAATTCTTTTCTTAATTCCTGACCCCATTTTTGACCCCGCAAAACGTTAAAAACAGGCGAAAATCGGTTAAAAACGAGAAAAAGAAAACCGCTCAAATCCCTTGAAACCTAAGGATTTAAGCGGTTTTTGCGTTGGTCGGAGTGACTGGATTTGAACCATGCCAAAACCCAATCACAGCAGGGTATTATAAGCCTTTGACCCCCTTGAACGTATCAAAACATCTCAACGCAGCGGCGGAGCATTTCGCGTTCGCGGTCATCATCAGCACTGTTCATAAGCTGTATGAGCTTGCTGCGCGTGTCTCTGCGCCGCCCGCCCTCATCTTCGTCACGGCTGTAATGTCCGCGGACGTAATGCATGTTGCTGTAACCGCCGTCATGACGGTCGCCCTCTCTGCTGTAGCTGCCCCACGAATCCCGCTCTCCGCCTTTGAGCTTCTCAATCTTGAGAAGATTCTTCAGCGTGTCGGAAAACTTGTGGACTGCGTCGATATCTGCCATAGACAGATTCTCCTTGTGAGAATAATTCTCCAGCTCGGAGCACAGAGTTTCTTTCAGCCTGTCCATATTTTCCATAACGTCCTCCTTACGCTACGCGCTCGACGATAATGTTTGCGTTTTGCACATTTATCGCCTGCGCGCTTGTGTTTTTAACCGAAATCTGCGTGCAGCACCCTCTCGGCACGGTTATGAATATCCCCTCCGTTATATTCCAGTAATCCCCGACTGCTGCCGGAGTTACAATAGCAGAGGAAGCGGGTACGGCTTCACCGTTTATTGTCAGCGCCATAGATATAGCGCCGGCAGTTCCGCCGGCAGGCACCGCAATGTTGGCGCCGAAGGTCACCTTGTACCGTGCCGATGCTGCACAGGAGTTGACAATACCGCGTAAAGTGATAACGCCTGCGCCCTCTCTGTGGATAACATATCCGCGAGTGCAGGGAACCGCCGTTTCAGTAAACAGTACATTGCCGCCGGAAGCTACGTTCTGAACGGCATTACTTGTATATTCGGGCATAGTCCGCCTCCTTAATAAGAGCCGCAGCCCGCACAACTGCCGTAGCAGTTAGGATTCTGCACCACATACGCCGGAATGGGCGTAGGGCTGAGAGCTGCGGTCTGATTTGCCAGTGCCTGCGTAATAAACGCATTCTGCGCATTCTGGCTGATCTGATTCTGCAGAACTCCGTTTGCGGCAAGAAGATCGGTGTTACGCTGCTTGAGCGCATCGATCTCGGACTGACACATCTTGTCAAGGATAGTCTGCACACCTGCACGCTGGCTGTCGATTATGTCGCGCACACCCTCACCTATAGCGGTGCGGTTAGCGCATGACTCGGTAGCCATAGTGTACTTAAGGTCCGCAATAGCCGACTTATTGTCGCAGCAGCACTGCGCAAGCTGAGACTGCAGGGAATTAAATCCGTTGCAAAGCTGGAGCTGATTTGCGGAGAATCCGTTGTTGACAGCATTGGTAACGGCATAAGTAGATTCACACATGCTGTTCTGCAGGTTCTGTATACCGTTCTGAATACTGTTGGTAGCAAAGCCCTCCTGAATGTCCGCGCGGGTAGCATAGCCCTGAAAAGCGCTGCCCTCGGCACCGCCCCAGCCGCCGCGTCCCCACATGAACAGAAACAGTACGATGATCCACCATGCACCGTTTCCGCCGAAGGCGTCGCCGCCGTTGTTGTTTCTTGTAACCGCTGCGAGATCCGCAGGGGTCATTCCTTCGTTTACCATAATAGTCTCCTTTGTTTTTTATTTATCTTTCACGCGCGCACGTTAAGAACTATTTAAAAAGATGCTGAAACTGTCCGGCAATGGACTGCAGCCGGTTAAGCTGCTGCTGCGTCATTTCGCCGCTGTCCAGAAGCCTCTGTATTTCCTGTCTCGGATCGCCCTTAAAGCTCTCCGAAAACCTCTTGAATTCGCTTATCATCCGCGACATGGGATCATTTCCGACCTGACTGCCGAATGCGTTGTAAAAAGGATTACTCATTTTCTGCCTCCTGCTTGCCGCAAACAAGCGTCTTCAGCTCCTCGAATTCCTGTCTTGTCACATAGTCTGCCTCTTTCGCACGGGGCACGGCGGAAACGCGCTCCACCAAATCAAATGCCCGGAGCTGCGGCATACCGTTATGATCTGCCGCCTTGAGGTAGACCGCCGGAGCCTCGCTGTCCCATAACTGCACAGTATTTCCCGGCGCTACCGGGTAAGCCTTTGCAGCCTCTATCCCCTGCACCCATATAAGTCCGGCAGGCTGGGACTGCTGCTGCGGAATCGCCGTCTGAAGCGGCGCATAAGTTGCGGGATATCCCGTATAAAATCCTCCGAATGCCATTAGTAATCCATCCTTTCGTAATAATAGATCGGCGCACGGTCGCCGCTGTCCCATGTGTCAAACCAGTCTCCGTTTTCCACGCAGACAACATGACCGCCGAGAGCAAGTACATATTTTCCCTCGGGCTTGCTGTCGGCAAAAGCCGCAACACTGCATGCATCCTCGCATACTCTGCGCTGCCAGCCCTCGCTTTTGAGGTATGCACCCCATACAGCGTCAGCCGACGGCATGTCTCCGTCTCTCAGCGATTGTACAAACAATCCGGTCGCAGTAGTTTCCCAATCTTTGTCAAGCGCTTTGCAAAGAGCACGGACAACACAGTCGCCTACCCGTTTTCCCCTTGGGTTTGGGTTGTAAAATCTATACACAGCCTCGCCGCCTTTCCGTTAATATTGTAAAATAAAAAAGGCACCTGCGCCATGTCGCGCAAATGCCTTTTATGTGTCTATTTCGGGTCAGATGTGAGCCGTTAATGTATTCATGCAGCGGTATACGATCCGCTTGATCTGGCGGTCGCTCATGCCGAATTCCTCCGCGAGCGGCTCAAAGCAGATACCGTCAAGCAGCCTCCGCTTCATAATAGCCCTGTCCCTCTCGGATAATATCCATTCGTCTATGAGCGCCGTCCATCCCGAGTATCCTCTCTCGTCAATACCCATGCCACACACCCCGCCGCGATGATAACCGCCTGTACGATTATGAACGCAATGAGCTTGTTTGTCAGTTTCCGGTTGTGCCACATGGCTGTCTCATAAACGATATACGGTATATCTTTCATCATGTAACGACCTTTCCGTTTAATTTTGCCTCAGCCTATCTTGAGTCTTGCCCCGACCTTGCAGTGCTGCTTAAGATACCATCCGGCATTGTTATGACCGGACAGACAGATGCAGCCCTTTGGGATAGGCGTGTTGGATTTGCCGTCAACGATCCGAGTAATTATGCCCTTGCTGTTGACGATAACGTCGACACCCCACTTGTTAAAGCCCGTTGTCGCTCTGCCGTCTGTGATGAGGACAAGTGCATTAGTTCCTCTGCTTGTATTGATGCCTGTAATTTCACCCATGCTGATTTTCACCTTTTCTTTCGTATATCCATTAAGTCCGAGTTTCTGTATTTCGGCGGGGAAGTCTCTGTACATATAGTCCTGATCGCATGTAACACCCGCCACCTTGTTGGTGCGTATGGTGTTAGTCTCGCCGCCGAACTGCCACATGCCTACCATATTAGCGGGCTTGTATGTGCAAGCGTCAGCCCATTGCGCTATCCAGTGCGTATAGTGTTGCAATTCGCTGTCATACAAATAGCTGTCGAAAAACGATTTGAACGAATATACACCGACGAAAAAGCCCCGGTCTTCAAGATAATCGCACCAAGCTTTTACTATATCGGTGTTCGCTCTCTTGCAGAGCTTTTTTTGTACGCTGTCTTCAATGTCGAAGTATATCGGCAGTTCAAACTGTTTGCCTGCAAGACAGTTGCTATACAGATACCGCGCTTCCTCGACCGCCTGCGCCGAGTTCTGCGCCATGCTGTACTGATATACACCCACGGCAAGCCCCGCAGCCTTTGCAGCCTTGTAAAATTCCTCAAACTTTGCGTCCTTGCCGCCGTCTGCAAACGGTGCAGAGTATGCCCCGCGCAGCACTACAAACTTTACGCCCTCTGCCGCAGCGCGTTTGAAATCGAAGTTACCCTGCCAGCGGGACACATCTATTCCGAATACCTTACTCATTCCCGTCACCTTCGGTCTGCTTCTGAATGTTCATGAGCACCGCGATTGCTACGGTTGTGCCGAACTGAATAAGCGCCGCCGCAATAGCTTCCTTTGAAAAATCGGTGGTAATTGCGGTGAGCAGAGCAATACCCGCGCCCGCAGCGCTCTGAATGAGCGTCCTCAGAACTCTTTTCCAATTGAATTTCATTTTAATATCCTCCTTTATTTTGCCGCCTCTGTGGGCAGTTTTAACGTGTCGTGAAACAGCTCGGTCGCAACGTCGTTGCCGCCGAGTGCGTGATATGCCGCATACGCTCTTGTCAGCGCTTCGCGGGCATATATGGGGCAAAAACCCTTTGCCGTGTACTTGTCATGATCGCGGAGTATCTCTGCACGGAGCAGGCATTGCATGCCGTCCTCAAGAGCGGCATACTTTCTCTTCATCTCCTCGTCCCGCTTTTTCATTTTCTTTGTAGCACTGATCGCTATCGAGACCGCCCCGCCGAGAACGAACGGCACCGCCCAGCGGATTATTGCGTCAACTATCTGTATCCACATTTCGCACCTCCTCGGCCGCAAAGCCTGTCCAGTCCATATTTGCGATTTCGGCAGAGAGCGCTTCATATTCTTCTGCCGTTATTTCCACGCCGCCGAGACCCGTACCGATCATAAGCAGCTGCCCGCCTTCATCAATCTGTTTGTAATATCTCATTTGAGTCCTCCTATACCATAGCTATCCATCGGTAGGTGTATGTCAGAAAGTACCATGCCGAGCCGCCGTTAGTCGGCAGATATATGTTTGATGCCGTATCTGCCGTCTTGCTTGATGTGCAGTCTACAATATCGCCCTTTGCACAAAGCAGATAGCTGTGCGGGTTTGAGGCTCTGTTGTATGTTACGGCAAATGCTATCTCCTGAGTGTTAGGAGATGCGTCAGAACTAATGCTGCCGACAAATACATAGCTCGGTACAACTCCGAGACCGTGCTCAATTGACACTTCTTTCGTCATTGTCACAGGCGTGCACTGAAAAGTCCCCGTGGATATACCCTCCGGCAGGCTGCCGCCCGTCTCAATAGCCGTTATCGCCGCCGCCATAGCGGAAAGCTTGTATGTGTCGGTGCTGCCGTTTTTGCCGCGTATAGCGTCGGCTATGGCTTTAATGCTGTTTTCTTCGTACAGTTTCTTTGACATCAGTAGCTCACCTCCGTACCGTCCGGCAGAGCAGCTATTACATCAGCGACAATTTCCGCCTTGTCCGCCGCTGTCCAGTAGTCTGTTCCCTTGACGGGAGTATGCCCGTCCACGCCGGGAGTTCCGGGGGCTCCCTGCGCTCCGGTGTCACCTTTGTCTCCCTTTGCTCCGGGGTCTCCCTTATCGCCCTTTGCTCCCGGGTCGCCTTTATCCCCCTTTGCACCGGGTGCTCCGGCATCGCCCTTGTCGCCCTTGTCTCCCTTGTCACCCTTTGCAACGGTAGTGCTGATAACATTTCCGACTATCTGCACATTGTCTCCGGCAATAAGGGCGTTCTGCTTTGCATCCCATGCGGCAGCCTCTTCATCGGTAACATAGTGTACAATCTTTCCGTTTGCCCGCATTTTTCCGGTGGACGGCTGCACTCGAAGCCTACTGCTGTATGTAGCTTTGTAGAATCCGTCCGTAAGCAGTACGCTTCTCCACTTATCCTCAGTCGACGACTCCGCAAATACTCTTTCGATATCCGCTGTATAGTAGCCGCTCTCCGCGACATTGCCTTTGCCGTCAAATACGGCAATGCAGTCTGCTTCCGCTTCCGGCACCTTCGGCATCTTCGTATCAAGCCCGGTCTGCACGTCCTTGACATCCGCAAGCGCCTTGTCAAGCCCGGTCTGCGCGTTTTTGACATCCGCAAGCGCCTTGTCAAGCGCGGAGTATGTGTCTGTCGCTTCGATTGCCGCGTCGTTCTGCAGCACCGCCTCCGCGTAAATTTTAAACCTTGCGCTTGTGAGCGTGTCCCCGCCGCTCCCGATGATGCGGATTTCGCATTCCGACTCTCCCGCTTCGATCTCCGACGTGAGAAAGGTATGCTCTATGCGGTCGGCATATGCCGTGCACTCGCTGTAATGCGTCGCCGTCGCGCCCTTTATATACATTGTGGCGGTGTAATCGGCGCCGCCGCTCTCATTTACAGGCAAAGAATAAGGTTTGAGACCGCTCATGAGGCGTATTACAACAAGGCGTGTCTTTGTGTCGCCGAGTTTGAACCCCTCAAGAACGGCTTGAAAACCGCCTTTGTTCGTGTCTAAAGTAATATCGTACATTTCAGCACCTCCGACACAAGTATAAAGAAAAAACGAGGGTAGGTGATACCCTCGTTTTTATTCAGTCTTCCTTCCACTTTCTCACAGTGGATTTTTTGATAACCTTGTGACCGTCAACGGTTACATCGCCGAGAATGTCTGCTATGCGCTCCCGCTCGTCTTCGTCTCCGTCTTTGTAAAGGTCTCTGTAGTGACCGGAAAGCAGGCTGCGAACTGAGGTGAAAGCTTTTCCCTCAGGGTCGTCGGCTTCCTTTTCCTTGTAATAGTCCACCTTGAGACGGTAGTATTCTTCGAGCAGGTCGTAGTTTCCTTCCTCAACATCCGCAATAATGTCTTTTTTCGTTGCGGTCATGCCGTCGATCTGAGAAACGGTGTCAACGTCCTCGTCCTCGTCCGCGCTGTCCTTCAGCGCCTTGTTTTCGGCAGAAACAACAGCGGCGACAACATATTCCTTGTCAAAGCCGTCGTTTGCTATGTCGCGTATGATGCTGTCATATTTCTCATAGTCACCGTCCATGTGCGCGGCGGCGGCTTCGGCAATACGAATGTCGTTGTCCTTCAGACAGTCGATAACGCGGCGGCGGAAATCCTTCTCGCCGAGCCTGTCCTGTGTACGTGCGATGTATGTATCGTCGTCGTTCATAAAGGCGTAGTACAGCTTGCCTTTGTCGTCGCGCGGCGTGGTAAGGTTACGGCTCAGCCCGTTTTTCCATGCGGTGTCGGCTGCGGTATTAGTGGTGGTTTTCGTGGCGCTTTGCCATTCTGTGGTAATTGTACGGTATATAGCGCGGAAATCTCTTGTAAGGCTCGTCATGGCAACACCGCTCATGTCAGCCAATATGGAAAGGGCATCCCATGACGCCTCGGCTCTTTCCTTGGCGTTCTTGCTTTCGTCTCCCCAAACCTTTGCGAGCTTTTTCACCTTTGTCATAAGGTCTCCGATAATTTCCACATCCGGTCGGTCGACATTAAACCCGTTAAAGACCAAACTGTATATGTCCTTAAACCACGGCAGCAGCATGAACGGATTGATATTGTCTATTGAATTCTCAATAAACGCCTGCAGATATTTCTCCCAGTAGTTTTTATCGTCATCGTCGTCTCTGAAAGCGTCCGCAAATGACCTGATAGCCGCGGTAAATATCTGGCTTGCAATAAGGCTTGCAAAAATCCCTGCAGCTTTTCCTTTTTCTCCGTTCATCAAGTGGCGAATTCCGTCATAAGCCATATTCAGTGTGGTAATAGGCTCTGCCATGAACTGAGTGATAAACTTACTGAATACGTTTCCGTCCCTCATTATTTTGGAGCGGGCGAATATGGAGTCGTATACCTGTGTTTTGTTTGTGATTTCATCAAAGCGGTCTCCCGCTTTTTTGAGCACATCCTTGTAGGTATAGTCTGCGTTGGATTTTTTGAAATTATCAATCGCTTCGTTTCTGCAGGCGTTCCATATCCACATCCATGTGACTTGGTCGAGTTTTTCCGCGACCCAGAACTGACCCTCCTGCAGCCCCTTTGCAGCTGTATGACCGAAGGTGTTTCCTTTTGCGCCGAGGTCTGTAATGGTTTTGCCTATAGACTGCTTGGTGTTGATGTCAACACCGCCGAGCTGCTTGACCACCCATGTAGAGGCATACTGTGTCATTTCGGCAAGAGATTTTCTTTGCTGCGCCTCCGACATGGTCTTTGCCTTTACGCCTATGAAATACTTCGGATTGATTTCCGCAAAAGCACGCATGACAGCGCACGGCTGCTGAATTGCAACAGCTAAATTCAGTCCCGTTCGCGCAGCCTTCACTGCGCTGAACAGCCGCATATATGCCAAATCTCCGTCGCTTCGTATACCGCCGTTTACATCCGTAAGGAACTTCATCATTTCGCCGTACAGCTTTGAGCCGAGAACATCGCGCACTCTTGTACTGCCGTCCTCGGACTGTGATGTGCCGTTGATGACTTTTGTAATGTCCTCAAGGGGAAGTGTAAACGCAGCATATGCCGCCATATCCGATGCATGAGTCTGATATACGTTAACAAAGCTTGAGATAGAGAGCGCCTGCGTCGCATTGGCAACGGTCTTGATGGTAAACTTGCTGTTCTTGAGCTTTGCGGTGTTGTTTTTCGGGTCTATGGTACTCCTGAGATAGTTGTTGTCAACCGTCAGAGTTATATAGTTATCCTCGCCGAAAAGCATGATGTCGTAAAGCTTCATGGAAACAGCATTGCCGTCCGCTGCGATTTCGGTAGACATGTATTTCTGCATCTCGTCTCCGAAGCGGCGCATGTCGTCGCTGAGCGTCTTCCCGAATTTGGTAAGATCGTTCTCCGTAAGCGTCATCATATCCGCATTGGCATAGACTGTCTCTTTGCCGTCTGCCACCAAACGCATCTTGCCGCCCTCAAGCCTGAAGCCGTCTCCGAGCAGATGGACCCGACCCTGTCCGCGCTTGGCGGTGAGATACAGCGTCAGTATTTCGCCGCCGGTGAGCCGGGCGGTTTTTCCGTTATCAAATGTAATGTCGAACTTTTGGTTGAACATTTTTTCCTTGATACCGTATTTCTGCGCCGTTTCTCTGTATTTATCCGCATACTTGAGTATAAGCCTGCCGCTGTCCCCTTCGGCTCTCTGCAGATTGCGGTAGAGCTGATAAAGCGTATCGCTGCCGGACTGCTTGAAAAGCTCATAGGGCTTCAGATTGTTCCAGTACAGCATGTTCGCCGTGCGGTCTTTTGCACCTCGCACAAAGTCGCTTCTCGAAACCTTTTTGTTTCTTGCGTCCTTTGTCTCTCCCGCTACCTTTGCGGTAGTCTCCGAAACGCTGCGGCTGCTTCTGAAAAGCTTGTTCGCGTCCGAGATTTTTTTCTGCACCGCCTTGGTAACGGCAAGAACGTCTTCCAGCTGGTCTGCGGTAAGCAGATACAAGGGTCTCTCACCGATTGAGTGCCGCAGATCTTCAATTGCCCGCGCAAGATCGGATACGTCAATGTAATAAGTGCTGTCCGCATTGTCGTATGTCTTGTAGTACGAAAGCATCTCGGAAAGATAGTCCGCGGCTCTGACATTTCTCTCACCGCTCTTTTCGATAGATGAAAGCTTTTTCTCTATCTGCTCCGTAAGAGAATTGTAACTGTCAAAGTCTTGCTTGAGCTGCCCCATACGCGCGTCTGCGTCGGCATAATCCTTTGAGCCTTTGTCATACTGCTTTATGCGCTCCGCAAGCTGAGTATACTCTGTATACGCATCAAGGTATTTCCCTCGCCGCTTTTCAAGGCTGGCAATTGCGTTCTCAGCCCTTGCAATGCGTTCATCGTAATTCTGAGTCCGTGAGTCTATCTGCTCACGGAACGCCTTAACAATGTCCCTCAGAGCACTGGGGATGTGCTTTGTCTTGCTGTCTTCCTTGGCAAGCTTGTCAAGCTTATCGATGCGCTTCGCAATGTCCCGAACGATCTCGCGCCGTCTGCGGTTTTCCTCCCGCTGCGCAAGCGTGTCCTTTATGCCCTGCGCCGCTTCCTGATATTTCTGCTTCTGTGAGCGCAGGGCGGCTTTTGAACGCAGCTTCTCCGCAATAACAGCCTCTTTCGATTTTCTCTCGGCAAGAGTTTTGAAGGTGTCGTATCCTCTGTAGCCGTAGAATTTGCTGTCAAGCCGGTTGAGCTTCTTGGCAATACGCTCCTTTTCTTCATTCAGGGAGGGAAGAGCGCTCCTGTCCGTACCCTTGGTGAAAGAGATTTCCTTGATTTTCCTGTTGGTCTCAGCAAGCTCCTTCTGCAAAGCGTTTGCTTTCTTAACCTCAGACTTCAGCTTTTCGACAAAGCTTTTTTCCTCATCCGTTTCGGCAACAGCTTCCATGTCCGAAACAAGAGTGTCTCTTGATGTTTCGGTCTCTTCCGAAAACTTCAGTCCTTGAACGCGTAAGGAAACGTCTTCTTCAACCTTTGTATGAATTCCGCCTCGGACTTCGAGTCGCGCAGTATCTCCAAACCCTTTTGTGTCACTTCGTAACTTTGCTCGTCCGAAGTTGCTCTTGCCAGTTGCCTTGAAACTTTCCGCATTGAATCCGTATACTTGTCCATGGTTTCTCCTTTGCTCGATGAAACGTTCAATGTCTTTTTGCGATAATCCTTTAGTAGCTGTTCCTCTAAAAAATTGGTCCTTGAGAAATTCCATCTCCGTTGCATTATCCGTGTTGAAAACCAACACCGATTCATACCTCGGATTTTCAAATGTGCCTGAAACGAATACTATCTTGTTGTTGACCTCAACAGCATAGCTGCCGTCCTTGAGTCGGAATTCCTTGCGCTTTTTGTTTGTGAAAAGCTCTGCGACGGCAGAGTAAAGCTTTGACGCATCTTCTCTTGTAAGAAGTGTCCTTGCCCATCCGCGTCTATTATAATCCTTCACAGACATATTTGCAAGAGCTTTTTCGATTGCAGCCTTTTCATTTTCGGCAAATTCGTCGGCAGTCTCCTCTGAAAACTGCATTCCTTCATGCTCGGATTTGTACTTGTCGACGAATTTGTCTACTACATCATTGGCTACAGGATAGCTTTGATGCCCGCCTGTATATTCGTCAAGCATTTTTCTTGATTCTCCCATGTTGAAGTCGGGACGTACAGCCTTCTGCGGAGAGCCGTTGCCGTCATTGTCATACATTTTGAAATCAATTAAAAGCTTCCAATATCCGTCTGTGGAACCGTCCGTTTTCAGTGAATACCGACCGTTGCCGTCATAGTCAAGGAATTTGTAAAATTTAGGGCGCTTATTGTTTTTGGCGCACATATCAAGATATGCTTCGGCATTTTCCCTACCGGATTTTGAAAAATCCCAGTATTCATTCGGCATGTAATTTGTGGCTTTGTCAAGCACCTGCCTGCCGCGGTATTCGTGATATGTTTTCTTTATCAGCTTCTCATTTTGTACATAGGTGTAATCCTTTGTGCCTTTTGGGAGACCCATTGCATTGTACTGCCCCTTTTTCCACTGTGAACGGTGGAAGGGAATAATGAAGTCGATTCGGTCGTCCGTCATCGCGGCGAAGGCTTGCTCATCCGTAAAAGTAACAAGGATAGTACCGACGTTTTCTGAATACTGATCTCTTAATTCAAAAGCCGTGTCGTGAGGCATTCCCTCACGGTCGTCGAATATCAGCCTTCCGTTTTCATCTACGCCTTTTGCAATAAGCGAGAGATTTATTTTCAGTCCGGTATTTCCGAAAGCCCTTGCGAACTCAGGAACTTTGGTATATGCCTGTCCAGCAAGCCCCGCCTCGGACATATCCATAATTACCTGCATGGTGTCTATCAGGTGAACGATTTCAAAATCGGAAAAGCTCTGCATGCGTATTCCGCCGTTAAGATTCTTTCGTTCGATGGAACTGTCGCTCTTAAACAGTTTTTTAATTTCGTTTCTGTAAGCCTTTCTCGATTCGTAAAGCTTGGGCTTTTGCTGGGAGGCAAAGAGAGCCTTGTCGCTGTCCTTCAGCTTGCCGTAATGATTCCAAAAATATTCATAGCTTTCGTATGCCTCGGGATGATTTATTCTCATTTGTTCAACGCCGTCGGGAGTATTTACGTCTGCCATGTCGGGTATCCATGCGTTGGGATTGTCTCTCTTGTACAAATTAATAAATTCTTTGGCGAATTTACCCATTTGTGCGCGGCTCCCCTCGACGTAGCAAAGACCGCATGTGGCTTCATATCCGGCTGCAATGAGCATGTTTCTTAAATCGAGAATCTCGTCTGCTGTCAGCGCGGTATTACGCAGGCGCTTTTGTATTTCGGAGAACGTACCTGTGTATATTCTGCGCTTTTTGCAAAGTGTAGTGTAGTCAAAGCTTCCTCCGTATTCCGCATTGCTGACAAATGCACTTCCAAAGCTCGATGCCCTGTAGTCAAGTCTTACTCTGTCATCAGCGATCGTCTTTGCAATGGAATTGACATCATCAATATACTTCAGAGCCTTTGCCTTTGAGACACCGAGAGCGGCGCTGAGAGCTTTTGCAGCTTCATTTCTGTGCTGAACGTAATCGGATTCTCTCCATGTTTCCTCTGAAAAAGCAGGAGACACGGAATCCGTTTTTGCGTCAAACTTGATTTTCCCCTTTGTTTCTTCGGAAATCTTTTCTGTATTTCCGTCATTTTGCTCTTCCTCCGACAGCTGCAGCCCCTCTTTCTCCGCCTGCTTTTCGAGAATGTCAAGATTTTCTCTTGCCTTTGCGTTCTCCGCCTCGGCGAGAGCGTCCCTCATGTTCCGTATGGAATTCTCAAGAGCGTTGTCAAATACCTCCTGTACCTCCTCAAGGCTTTTGAGTGCTTCTCTGAGCTTCAGCGCTGCATCGTGCAGCTCCTCGTTGCCGTCGTACATATCCGTCTGCGCCTTACGAAGATTTGCGATAAATTCCCGTACCTTCGTGACTACCTTTACAAACAGATTTGCGTTTTCCATAGCAAGCTTTTCAAGCGCCTTGCTGTCGCGCAGAAGCATTTCGCAGCCGTCCGCAATGACCTCATCGGATGCCATGGCATAACTCATGCCGAGCTTGTCCATTTTTTCCTTAACAAGCGCGTCAAAATCAGCCTCCAAAGCGTCGCGGATGAAGTCTGTCAGTACGTTGTAATCGGCTTCGCTCCACACCTTTATGGAGTGTGTTATCTCATGCGCAAGCGTGTGACCGAGAATTCCGCGCACCTCGGCGGCGTTGTATGCTGCATCGGCACGCAGATATATTGTGTTGGTCTCCGCATCATACGCGCCGTTTATCAATGTATCCCCGATGCGCTTTCCGTGCAGTTTTGCGTCCTCCGAAAGAAATTCAACGTCATATCCGAGCTTTGCCAGAGTGCGTGCAACATTTTTCGCTCCGCTTTTGTTTTTGCCGAGATGTTCTTCTCCTCGCACCTCGCCCTTTGCGCGTCCTCTTTCCTGAATAACTCGCTCGGCTCTCGCCTTGATGTTTCTTTTCATTTCGCTTTGTGCTCTCGCTTTTACTCCCTGCTCGATAGCGGAGGTCACAAGAACGTTGTTGACTTCGGCATTCTGCGTGAAATATATTCTGCTCTTATACCCTGCTACACGTTCGCCGTTCTTTGCCGCTCCGGTCTCGCCGAGAGAGCGATACAGTCCCCACGTTGTAGCGAACACTCCCTTGTCAGTGCCGTTTGCATACTTGCGGTATGCGCTTATCATCTCGTTTGCTTCTGCGTCGGTCATACCCTTTACGGCATTGACAAACAGCGTTTTGTCCTTTGATGTAAGACCGAATTCGCCGCTGTCAACCTCTGTGCCGTCTTCAAGTATGTACTTTGTTTTGCCGCCCTCTCGCTTAATGCCGTATATGCTGCTTGCGTTGTAGGCTTTTCCTTCGGAAGACTCCTTGGTTTCGACAATATCATTGATCATATTGCGCACCTCGGAAGTCTCTGTGCGCTTCTGTACGGCTTCAAGAGCCTCAAAAACTTTTTCGACGTTTTCCTCTGTAAGAACGCCGTTTGCGGAAAGAGCGGAAATGGCGCTGACATCGGCGGTGCCGGTTGCGATTTCGGCAACCATCTCCGCAAGGCTTTCATTGTTGTTCACAATAGGCATTGCCGTTTCCTTTGCCGCTTTCAGCTCGGCTTCGACAACATTCTGTGCAAGCTTGCCCATGTTTCTGTTCCGAACCGCGTTTCTGACCTTGGAAACAAGCTTTCCTACGCCGCGGCCTTCGGGCACTTCCTCTGAGGCTTTGGATATGTCAAAACCTCGCTTTTCAGCGATTTCAAGCACATTTTTCCCCGCATCCGTTCCCGCAATGGACTTTCCGATATCGGTCTGATTTTTTATGTCTGCAACACTGTTGCGGGCTGCGGAGACTCCCCCTCCGATAACAGCAGCAGTACCGCCCATAATACCGCCCACAAAGCCGCCCCAAGCCTGCTCTGCGGCAGAAGCGAGCACATCAAGAAAAGCTTTCTTTTTGGCTTCCTCTCTGCTGAGTCCTTCCGCCTCATAGGTGAGTATTGCGTTCGAGAACTTTGAGTGATCTTGATTTATGACAGCATCAGAGAAGCGGTTCATGATTTCGGTAACTACTTCTTCGCTGCCCTCAACCGCGCCCTGTCCCAGCATTTTCAGCAGATTTTTATCTTTTACAAAAGACTTCATGAACGACTTGAAGCTTGTAACGTCAAAGCTGCTTTCGAGAAATTTGTCAACGAGCGAACCTATTGATATTTTCTCGCCGAGATATTCGGCAACACCGGAGGCAAAACCGTATGCCAGCGCCTCGTTCGTAGTCGAACCGTTTTGAACAGCCTCCTGCAGACCGCTTGAAGCAGCCTGCCCGGAGAGAATAACGCTTGCGACAACCTGACCTGCCGCGGGACCGAATGCATAGCACGATCCTACAACGGTAGCCAGCGAGTTGATTCCGGATGAAACCCCGCTGTATGTGCTTGTCCAGAATTTTCTTGCCCTTTCGGAAACACCTGCTTCCTGCATTGCTTTGTCGTATATTTCCGTCTGGGCTCCGATGATTTCGCCGGATATGTTTGTGGCATAATCATCATAGGTGTTAATCGGGCGAAAACTATCGCTGTTGTAGTCGCTGTGCCCTATAGAATCCATAAGGTTGAAAATATAATCGGTGCCGGAGACAAGAGCGAACGGCACGGCTGAAATAGCCGAAGCAATTCCGCCGAGAGCCTTACCGACAACGGGAACGCTGTTCACTCCCTCAACTGCCGTCTGAACTGTTTCCTGAACTTTTGCCGCTCTTTCCTTGTCCCGCTGCAGCTTTGCGTAGTCTTTAACAGCGTCATAAGTCGCCCCGGACTCGCTTTTAAAATTTTCTTTCAGCTTGTTCAACGCATCGCTGTTCTTAATTTCACTGTTTATCCGGTTCTTGGTTTCAATGCTGTATATTCCGTCTTCTTTGGCATAGTTTGTTCCGTACTTTTCGTCATATTCTTTGACAATATCAAGGTACGGCTTTTTCTTTTCGGCACTTACAGTGCTGTTTTCCGAAAGCCACTGCATTGCATCCGTGACTTTTTCAATAAAATTGATTTCATCGTATGCTGCTGCGGCTGCACTGTTGTATCCTCCGTATCCCTTATCAGTCGCCGCTTTGTATGCGTTGCCGACCTTGCGCTCATAGTACAGATTTTCCCATGACATGGCGCCGGAGTTGCCGTTGTCGTCTGTGTAGTAATACGCTACATCGCGTCCGGCATAATCATTGTCTATCATATTACGCAGCTTTTCCATACGCTGCTGGTTGTCTGCGTATTCTTCCGCGTAATCGCCGTAAGGATTGAATGAAGACACATTCCCGTCGGCTTCGGCGAGTTTGATTAACTCCTCATTCCTCTTTGTGAGTCTGTCGATCTCTCCCAAAGCAATTTTCTGTTTGTATGACGGATTGCCTTTATCTTTGATTTTTCTGAGTATTTCATCGTCTGTCATGGTAGACACTTTGTCTTCCGTCAGCAGCAGTGAAGAAAGATAGTCTTTATCTTCAGATGTCAGCTTTCTCCCCTGATATCTGCGCCCCTGTCCCATTTCATCGGGGGCTGCTCCCGCATCGATCGTTCTGTCGGAAAGAGCGGCTTCGATATCTCTGTATTTGCTGTTTTCGTTAAGTCCCGCTTTTTTAAGCGCACTCTGTGCCGCTGCTCTTTCCTCGACGATTTTGTTGAATTTATCCCGTCCGCCGGCGGCTGCCGAACTGTTGAAATAATCGCTGAAAGTCTTGTCGTCCTCGGTCGTGTCGGTATCAATAATCGAGTTGACATTCTGCAGAGCGGCAAGATAACCCTCCGGAGTCAGAAAAGCCTTGTTGTCCTCAATGCTCTGCTTTATCTTTTTTGCACGGTCTTTGTAGCTCTGCATGGATACCTTGAGTCCGGGAGCCTGCATATTTTCATATTTGCTGTCAACTCCCAAAACATACTTGCTGCGCTCGGTGTAATCCTTGTAATAGTCATTGTAAAGCGATTCTATATCCTTGGAAATTGCGTTAACCCTTGATGATATTACAGTATCGTCCACACCGAAATTGCTTGTAGCCTCAAATCTTCCGCCTGCGGATTTCTTTTTGAAATTCTTTGTTGCTTCAAATGCCATGTCAGCCTCCGTAGATTACTTGTATCTGTCTTCCTTGATTCTTCCGTGCGTGTTGCCCTGCGTGTTTTTGTCATCAAGTGTTTTTCGGGTAAAACGCTTGCCGTTAACGTAGTACGCCTGATATGCGTTCTTTGTGCCGTCCCATATCCAGCCCAGCCCGTCCGAGTCGAACCATACATTCTGCGTACGTCCGTTCACTACATCGGTGTAGCCGGACCGCGTCAGCTTCTTCCCGCCTACGTTGTTGGGCTGATAGCCGTTTGAAAAGGCTTTTTCTGAATCGTACTTGCCGTCAGTCATAACATCCGGGTTCTTCGACCTTGTATAAGGATTAACGCCTGTTTCGATAGCCTCTTCTTTGCCGCCGGGGTTGGTAAAGTAAGTTTTTCCGTCTTCGTCTTTGTACTTGTAGTTGTACAGTATAGAGTCGACCTCCTCTGCGTCCGCAGTATCTTCGCTCCTGTTCCGCTGCGACTGTGCAAACTGTCTTTCCCACTGGCTGTCGGATACCTTGTCTCGCTCCTTCTGATATGCAAGCTGTTCTCTTGCAAGGGCATCGGCGGCATAGCTGCGCTCCAGTTCGGACGCACTCTTATATTCGTCCGCGGCTATAGTGTAATCCTGAAGAAGACGGGCATATTCTGTCTGATCCGCATCGCCGAGGGCATTTGCCTTGTTCAGCATATCCTGTCCCTCCTGCACATATCTCGAATACGCGCTCTCGCTAAGCTGAGGCACAACATCATTGAGCTTTTGCATATAGTTGTTGTATACCTGCTGTCCCGCAGTCTGAGCATAACTGTTGCCGTATCCGCCCGTAAGCGCCGCAGCCTGTCCCATTGTGTCCTTCATGGCAAGCCTACCCTGCCTTGTGTAGCTGTCCTTGTACTGGTTATACACCGGGTCGGCGTTGAAGTCGTATGTAAACTTTCCGCGGTTAACATAATCGTTTATGGCTTTGGCATACTGCGCGGCATATGTTCTGTCGCTCTGCAGCGCGGCTCGGCGCCTTGCAAGATCTTCAAGTGCCCTGTCGCTTTCAAGCGCATATTTGCTTCTGCGCTCATCCGGATTGTAAGCCGTAACCTTAATGTTACCCCCGCCGCTCACTATTTTCGTTGCCATTGTTTTTATCCTCCATATTCAGAATTTCGCATAAATGCTTTGCCCACTCATATAGCTCTTCGATGCTTGCCCCTTTGGGCGGTTCTATAATAATCATCCCGCATACTCCGTTTCTCTGTAAACAGATATTATCTTGCAGTCTCCGATACCCTCAAAGCGCAGCCTGTATCGGTCGCAGCGCTGAGGGATGAAGAAAATATCGATCGGCATGTCATCGCTGCCGGTATATGCGCCGCAGCTTTCCCATTCGCCGTCATCGTATGAAACAAATGCTGACATTACGCTGCCGCGCGGAAGCTTCAGCTTGATTTTTATTTTGTTTACTCTCTTGTAGTAAATATCTCCGTATCCGAGGCTGCCTGTCTCAGCATACCATTTGATGCCGCTCTCGCCTCCGCTTACGGTGAAAATCTTGCCGTCGGAGCCGAGAATATAAAAATCCTCTGCGCAGCGCATCATTTTCAGAGCATTTGTGTTGTCTTCGATGTGCCACAGCTTAATCTGAGTGTCATAGACCAAAAGCAGATATTCGGTGCCTCGCCGTGCGCTGACGTAGTATTTGCCCATGTATGCCCCGCCTACAGCATCGTCGTATACATCGTTTCCAAGAGCGGCATCAACCTTGACCGGAACTCCACCGGAGTATGCCATAAAACCGTCGTAAGAATGGTAGTAAAGCACCTCGTCGACCACAGCGACCGACTTGTCTCCGCCGGGCTTTATGCCTCTGTAATTGTATGTAACAAGCTGAAAAGACGAAGGGGAGGTTCCGTATACTCTCACAATAGCGTTTTCCTTGAAGAAAATCGGATATCCGCCGTAAACCGCCGCTCCGGTCCATGCTCCGTCCGAACCGACTGAAGCAGTCCATGAGTCCATTGCAGTGCCTTCGTACTTGTACCAGTTTTTCGCATCCCCAAGGGCAGAGCAGTATATTTCGTTTATAACGTCCTCCGACGTTTTTCCGTCCTTGTGTCCGTAATAGCACCCCCACAGGCGATTGTTGCATTCCACAACAAAATCCATGGTCGGCACTTTGCGCGATATCTCAACGACAGCATCGCCGGCGACGGTTTTTGTTATCACCTTGTTCAAAAATCCGTTGAGTATCAGCCCTCTTTCCGATATCGAGCTGATGATATAAGAGCCGTCGCACTCGTTGCCGATGCCGTCAATGTTGATGCAGTCGCCCTCGGAAAATCCGTCAAAGGGAGCAACCTCGTAAACGCCCTGCAGATTCTTCTGCCTCTCTCCGTTCCGTTCTCCTATGTATGCATACTCTCCGTCGTTGTCGCGCGAGTCCGAGCTTGCAAAAGAAAGCATAATGTAGTTCTGCGTCTGCGCTACCCATTCATTTAGGGCGGACGAGTATGCATACAGCTTTCCCGTGACGCTGTCCCGCCATCTCATGCCGTTTGCGGGATTGTCGGGCTTTTCGGTCACTACCGCTGCAGCTGCGTCGCTTTCATATGCTTTAACCACATACCCGGTGATTGTAATGTACCGTCCCTTGACCGCATATGCCGCAAGCCAGTCGGCGGCAGTGCCGTGACCTGTCAGCACAAACCCGCCTGACGGCACGGTTACGGAGGGCTCTGCCGTGTAGCTTACAACCTTGGTCACGATGCCGGTGTTGTCAACATACACGTTGATGCCCCATTTGTTATATCCCTCGGGAGGGTTGCTGGTGATTATCACCATTTCGTTCGTTCCGCGCCCGTAGGTTTCTCCGGAGGCTCCGGTATACTTTTTGTTTGCCGTTTTTGTCGACATCGGCGAGTCGTCAAGCCGCCCCTTCTCGTCGCACGGCGCCATCCTAAAGGTAATGTATCTGCCCAATTGGTCGGCATCCGAAACCTCGGTGTTCCTGTATACCTTTGTCGTATTTGAAAGCTTCGTAAATTCTGTTTTGACAGCCCCTATGCGCACTGCCTGCGGGAATGCGTAAATATACCCCGCCTGAGCTACAAGCCGCGTTTCCGCCGCATCTCCGCCTATTTTCCGCGCCGCTTTTGCATCTGTTCCGTCCCTGTTGAGAAAGCTGACATATGTTTCGGTGCCGTCTTTTGTCACGGCGGCAACAGTACCCTGCTTCAGACCCTCTCTCGTGCCGGATGTGTCGCACGGCACAAAATCGTACACACCTGTAATTCCGGTTGTGCCTCTGCCGTCACGCACAGCCAAAAGAGGGTAATATTTGGATGTCATGTTGCGCATGTCGTGAAATTCGCTTTCGCTTATGCGTACATTCGCATTGTATCCGCCGAAGGTATCAGTGTAATAGGTTTCCGGCGTTTGTGTTCCTATTGTTTCCATCGCTTACCTCAAAATCTTATGTAAGACTTTCCGTGCACGTGCGTCCGCCTGTACCAGTTTGCAAAATCCTCATAGGCAGACGAGAAATTCTGTACGGCTGCATTGTAGCCGTTGCTTTCTCCGTTGCTTTCATATATTTTTGCTTTCAGATAATAGTCGTATGCTTCGCCGTATACGTACGGTATGATAAGCTCCTGTTCGCCGTCTGTATACGGCGTAAATTCCTTACCGTCCCAATCAACGTATTGAGTGATAATTTCGTTGTGTATTTTCGCGTCAAGACGGCTCAGCCATTTTATGAGCTGCGCGTCGTCATACTTACCGCGGGTAAGCGCTCTTGTCTGAGCAATAACATCATTGATTTTCATATCGCACCTCCATGACAAAAGTATAAGAAAAAAACGGGGGTAAGTGATACCCCCGTTTTCTGTTAATTAAGCGCCTTTGTTTTGGCTGTTTCCTGCAGTTTGCGGCTTGTTTCGGCACCTTCAAGATCAAATCTTTCGGCACCGTTAAGTATTTCCACTACAGATTCAGGCACTTCAACAAACTCGCCTCTCTTGATGAGATATGTTTTGCCGTTGTCTCCGACAAATTTGTCGTCTTCAAGCACGCCCGGAACATAGGGCAGCTTGATTCTTACTCTTTTTTCTGACATGTTAAAACCTCTTTCAGTTTTCGTTGTCCGTTGCCGAGAACGTAGAAGCAGAGATAACGTCAAGAAGTCTCTCGGGATAAAGAACCTTTGCCACATGCATGGCTTTCCAGCCGGAGGTGCCGAACTGCTCAAGAGGACCGCCGATTTCCTCGGCAGACTTTATAATGGTCTTCATGGTCATTCCGGTAGGCTCTACGATGCCGAAAGCGTCCTTGCCGAAGAAGAACGAATGATACACGGAAATAGGATCGGTGGCAGAGTTCTTTTCGATCTTTGCCTCCGTGGTCTCGATAAAGCGCACTCCGTGCAGCTTGCCTATTTCGCCGTTGTATATCTTTTCGGGGTTAGCGTATTTCTGTGCCTCTACCCATCCGCTGTCCTGTCTCAGGTCGTAAGCAACGGAAGGATGGATTATAGCAATAAAGTCACCGTTTATGGTGGGAGTGTTCTGCTGCTTGAGTATTGTTGCGGCTCTTGCAACATCAGTCGCGGTAATTTTACCGTTTGCAACCGTAAGCGCGTTGTTATTCGCGGCACCGCCGACGCGGTACACGTTTGTGTTGGTAAGCAGCACGTTACGGGTGAGAATGTCGAGTGTACGTGCAGCCTGATCACCGTGCTCGTTGACAGTCTCCGAAAGCAGAGGGTCAACCGCAGCCCACATTACAACGTCGGTGAGGGGAGTGTAGTCTCCGTACTGCTGAACGGTTGCGGTGATGGTGGATACATCAAGCTTGTTGCCGTCGGGGATAAGACCCTCTACAAGAGGAGTGGTTGCAGCCGCAAAGGTTTTCATCCTGCGCCACTCAACGGTTTTTCCGCTTCCGGGCTTAAGTGTCTGCTTCTTTCCGAACTGGTTAAACGCATACTTTGCCCTTGCATTTTCGAGCAGAGCAGTGTTGTAAAAGGTCTTCATTTCGGCGGACAGATTGTTGCCGGTAGTAGAGTTTGTGGTGCCGTTAAGGTTTGATACGCCGTATGTACCCTGTGTGGGGGTAAGCACCGCTCCAAATCTCTGAAGATTAAAAGTAAACATAATTTTTCCCTTTCTGCGGGGAAAAGCTCAGAATGTTACAACTTCTCCTCGCCTTGCTCTCTCTATGCATTCCTGTATTTCCGAGAGAGACAGTTTTGAAATATCTTTTTTAACTGTTGCAGGAGGTGTGTTTCCGAGACCGTTTTCCGCTACCTGTGCGCCGCTTCGGATGTTGTTTACAACATTCGCTTCCACGGCATGAGCGGTGTTTTGCATCGCCTTGGCTATTTCCTCGTCAAATCGGGTAGCCTTGTATGCGTCAAGGAGAGACAGCGACATATTCTGAGCAAGCTTGGCAAACTGAGGATT